TGATCGGTGAAGATCTAGATGATTATGTTCAATACCTGATTGATAATCCGTGCGATTTTGCCGGAATTCCAAGCGGGTTTCCTAGATTTGATCAAGCTATTGGCGGTGGACTTAGGAGAAAATGCGTCGATCTGGTTGCCGCTAGGCCAAAGGTTGGTAAGTCGATGTTTGGTGACGCCGTAGCTATGCATGTTAGCAGCGAGCTAGACATACCCGTTTTGGTTCTTGACACAGAGATGTCAAAGAAAGATCACCACAATAGAATGCTTGCCTCTTTGTCCGGAGTGGAAATTAACAAGATTACTACTGGAAGATTTGCCGAGAGCGAAATAGAAAAAGAAAAGGTTCTAGAAGCAAAACAAAAGTTGAAAGAAATTCCATATCACTATATCAGTATTGCGGGAGAATCTTTCGAGAACATTTTGAGCCAGATGCGCAAATGGATATATCAAGATGTTGGATTTGACGAGAACGGTCAAACTAAAGACTGCCTCATAGTGTATGACTATCTGAAGCTAATGGGGTCTGAGGGCATTAGCTCTGCTATGCAAGAGTATCAAGTCTTAGGATTTCAAATTACAAAACTTCACAACTTTGTGGTCAAATACGATGTTCCATGCTTGGCGTTTGTGCAGTTGAATCGTGACGGCATTACAAGAGAGTCTACGGACGTTGTGTCGGGTTCAGACAGACTGATATGGCTATGTACAAGCTTTTCTATCTTCAAGATGAAATCTGACGAAGAAGTGGCCGACGACGGTGCCGAACATGGAAACAGGAAACTAGTACCCGTTGTTGCTCGACACGGTGAAGGTCTAGATGATGGCGACTACGTTAGTATGAAGATGTTTGGCAAGTACGGAAAAATAGAGGAAGGCGTTACAAGAAACGAGATACACGAACAAATCAGGTCGAGAAGCGAAGGTTTTGAGCTAGATGAAGACGTTGACGAAGAATCAGATATTTCAAATTTGTGAACATTTGTTTGACAGGTTGCCACACCTGCTCACAGCTCTTGAAATAGAATATGTAGAGTATCCCAACCGATACTCTTTTGCGTGTCCCGTACACGGAGGAGATAACCCAGAGGGTTGTAGTATTTTTACGGATGGAACTACGGCAAAGGGCAACTGGCAGTGTTGGACAAATCATTGCGAGGAAGATTTTACAAACAGCTTACTGGGCTTTGTGCGGGGCGTACTTTCTAACAACCGAGGTAAAAAGGTCTCACTCAACGAAGCAGCCGGATACTGCTCAAACTTTTTAAACATGAGCATTGAGGCGTTAGAGCAAATCGAGGGCAAACAGCAGAGATCTTTAAATGTTTTGGATGTCTTCAACAGGGCTATTGAACGAGAATATATCGATGTGTCTAGAGACGAAATACGGTCTAGGATAAATATCCCAGCAGAATATTATATTAAGAGGGGATTTTGTCCGGAAACCCTAGACACTTTTGATGTTGGCTTCTGTTCTGAAAAAAATCGACCAATGTCCGGAAGAGTTGTTGTCCCAGTGTACGATGAAGGCTATAATTATGTAGGCTGTGTCGGAAGATCCGCTAACGGCCACATGTCTCCAAAATGGCTTCACAGTAAAGGCTTTAAAAAATCTATACTTTACGGTCTAAATATAGCCTTTGAACACATTCAAAAGACACAGACGGTCATATTGGTTGAGGGTCAGGGTGATGTTTGGAGAATGCATGAGGCGGGCCATAAAAATTGTGTGGGTATTTTTGGATCGAGCATCAATGACGACCAGCTATTACTGCTGGAAAAAACTGGAGCCATGAACGTTGTTATATTGACCGACTCTGATGAGGCGGGCAACAAGGCGTGTAGCCAAATAATGAAAAAGTGTGGAAGAAGATTCAACTATTACAGGCCCGAGATATCAACCAAGGACGTTGGAGATATGTCGGTTGAGCAGCTCAAACAAGAATTACATCCTCAGATTGGATCACTGCTAGCTAATGCAAATTAAGCACTTGATTATAACGAGACTAATGATTTCTTGGAATGCTCAACAGTCGCTGTCCGACATTGAGCAGTACCCAAATATGCAAAAAGCTCAACAGAGGTTAAATTCCAGAATCAATATTGTAAATAACTTTTATATACCGGCCATCAATAGCCAAACGAACGACCAGTTTGAAAATATTTTTCTTATTGATAGACTACACAAGGATCTAGATTACTCCGGATTTCACTTTTATAAACTTAAAAATTGTAAAATACTCTGTGAAGATTCTCACAGAACCCTAGATCCACACTTGGCACAGTTTTACACACAAAACCCGCTAACAGAACAAGAAAAAGACAATGGGTTCAAGACTATAAAGATGGTCGATGGAACAGAACAAGATATTCAGATACTTTCCGCATCGGCATCAAGCGACAAATACCAAACGGGATTTCATAACGAAGCACAGAACTACGTTACCAAAGAATATTCAGACACAGATTTCATCGTTACCACAAGGCTCGACACAGACGACGCTATTCAAAAAAACCACATACAAAATATCCAAGACGTTGTATACGACAAAAAGAGAAGTATGTTTATAGATCACAGGTCGGTGTTGTGTGCGCAGGTGCGTAACTATTTACCGCCTCAAATCAAAACATTCAAGAAGTTTTCATACGGTGGATCAAGAGGCACGATGATGCTATCCACCACCTTTAGACCAAATGAATTCAAACAGTACAATTGCTATCGCGCTGGGCACACCAGTATGTGCGGGAAGTTTGAAGTGAACCACAGACACAGGATAGAAAAGTTAGGAGGTCTGTATCTACATTGGAGAGGAAACATGACCAAAAATCGCATAGGATGCCATACTCGCCTAGAAAATACACCTGAAGTTAAAAACCTTTTTCCATTCTTACACGACTACGATGGCGTGTCCAACGAACATAACTTTAGATAAATCACAAAAGGATCAGTCAATGAAAAGCAGAATTTTAGCATTTGCTGGCAGCAAACAGTCGGGGAAAAGCACCGCTACAAACTTTCTTCATGGATACCAATTAAGATCACATTTGGTGATTGACGACTTTGGAATTACAGATGAAGGCAAGCTGGTTATCGACACGAACATGATTGGTGCGGATGGGGAAGAATCCAAAGGGCAAGGATTTTTGGACATTCATAGGAGCGATTTAGAGTTCGCAGAATGGGCGGCATACAGCATGTGGCCATACATCAAATGTTATTCTTTTGCTGCACCCCTTAAGCAGATTTGTACTGGTCTGTTTGAGCTGGGTGAAGATCAGGTATACGGTACTGATACGCAGAAGAACACAAAAACAATGTTTAGATGGGAGGAAATGCCCGGCATTGTTACCGATAAAACCATACTCAACAAAAAAGACATCAAACCCCTAATCGAAAGCGGGGCACTCAAATACCACAAGTCCGGTAAAATGAGCGCGCGAGAGTTTTTGCAATTCTTCGGAACAGAAATCTGCCGTCACATCTACGAAGACGTTTGGCATTCTCGGCTTATCAAGGATATAGAGGCCGAACAACCTCTCGTTGCGGTAATCGATGACTGTCGTTTTCCGAATGAAGCCGAAGCTATCCAGTCCGCTGGCGGAAAAGTGATTCGTCTAATGAGAAACAATATCAAAGACGCTCATGCTAGCGAACGCGCCCTCGACGCATATGACAAGTTTGACGCCACAATAGACAATAGGAAACTTTCCATTGCCGAAACCAACATGGAAATTATCAAAACTCTAACTGAATGGGGATGGCTTGGAGCCGAGATTAAACCGGAGGCGCCCGCAGACAAACAGCAACCTGCAATCGTCGGTGGTATTCACAAATTTCGAGAGGAAAGCGCATGATAGTAACATATGTTCGTAGCTCTTCATACAATAACTATGATTACTGTCAGATGCAGTACTTCATAACCTATGCCTTGGGACATCGGTCTATTTCTGGCAAGAAGGCCCAGTTGGGGACCATTGTCCATAAGGTTATGGAGTGCTTAGCCGCCTGCAAAAAAGAACTTCAGGATACCGGCAAGAAGACAAAACTTTCCATTACGGATGATGCTCTTGGCGAAATCAACTTTACGCAGAAAAAACTATACACCAAAAAGTTTGTGAAAGAACTTTTGGACGCTAGTTACCAATACTATACCGAAAATTGCACCCATAACTACACTGGCGCGGACATGAGATTTTGTTCTGGGCTGGTTGACGATGCCTTGCTGTACAACGACGGACAATTCGATCCGCGAGAAAGGAATGTTGTAGCTTCGGAGCCGCAGTTCGACATTCCCATTGAGGAAGACTGGGCCAAGTATAAATACAAGATGCCGGACGGCAAGGTCGTAGAGGGACAACTGGCAATTAAAGGAACGATAGACTTGGTAACGGAGGTCGATGACGGAGTAATAGAAGTTATTGACTGGAAAACCGGAAGAAGACTCAACTGGGCCACCGGAGAGGAAAAAACTTACGAAAAACTACTTGAAGATCCGCAACTCTTATTGTATAATTACGCTATCTCAAAACTATTTCCCGATTACGAACAGGCAATCATGTCGATATTTTTCATCAGAGATGGTGGGCCGTTCAGCATGTGTTTTGACAAGTCTGATCAGAAAAAGTTCTTGGGAATGTTGGAAACTAGATTTAAACAGATTCAGCATAACGAGTATCCGAGGCCAATCTCTTCTACGAGAACAAATTTTAAGTGTACGAAGCTGTGCCATTTCTACAAAAACAACTGGCCCGGCACTAATGTCTCAATGTGTGAACATGTAGAGGAACACCTCAAAGCCTTCGGACATGACGAAACTGTTGAGAAATGTACTAGAGATGGATTCGAGATCGGATATTATGAGGCGCCCGGATAATGATTGAAATAGAAATAACACAAGATATGAAGAAACGAGCTTGGAGAAAAGCTCGTCAGATGGGAGAAATTAACAACTCGATTACAAAAGGCGACGGCAACATTGCCGGGTTCTTGGGTGAGGAAGTAGCTAATGATATTATAAAGGGGGACATCAGCAACACCTATGATTACGATATCGTAAAAGATGGTGTCAAATGCGATGTCAAAACAAAAAGATGCACTAGCGAACCGAAACCCTACTACGAATGTTCCGTCGCTGCTTACAACACTAAACAAAAATGTGATTACTATGTTTTTGTCAGGCTGGAAAATATAAACGGTAGATGGACAAGGGCTTGGGTTCTTGGATGCTGTAACAAAAATAAATATTTCAAGAATGCTAGATTTCTAACCAAGGGTCAGAAAGACGGAAACAATAGCTTTAGAGTTAAGGCGGATTGTTACAATATGGAAATACAAAATCTTGAGCCGATGGAGACGATATGGGCACAGCAGAGTTAGTAGATCTAAATAAAGAATTCCACCTAGGAAACGGTTTTACTCTTGAGACATGCGAAAGGTTGGCTAAGCTGCTTACTGATGAGTATAGGGTTATTGTCAAGTATGATATGGCTCAAGATATGCCGCTGTATTCAGACAACAAGCTAAACGTGGTAATCTCCACATCGAGGGAAACACACGACGTTCCCAACGAATTCCACAGAGAAGATGTGCTGATCATATTTCAGCATTACTTCATGCTTGATACGTGGGGGCACCCTGTACCCAACCCTCTTGTTTTCCCGCTTCCGTTAGGACCGTTTAATGATGACAAAGAACAAATCATCAAACCTCTTTCAGAAAGAAAATACGATTTTTCTTTTGTGGGACAGATTCCGGACACGGGTACGAGAGATTGCTTTAAGCGCAACCTAGACAAGCTAATTGAAAATACTGACGATAAGTTTAAATTCTTTGTTCGTTACACGGACGGTTTCGCTAGAGGCTTGGACGCAAAAGAGTACCTAAGTATTCTGGGAGATTCTAGAATTTCACTATGTCCACAAGGAGCCAATTCTCTTGAGACTTTTCGCTTTTTTGAGTCGATAATGATGGGAGCCATACCTCTTGTGGAAATTCTACCTAAACTTTGGTATTACGAATCGTCGCCACACTTTAAGGGGCCGTGGAGAGATCTTGATAGGACGTTGAGTCGCTCGTTAAACTTCTTACAATCGCCAAACTGTAGACAGCTTCTCTACCAAGTTGGCGATTACTGTAATAAAGTTTTGACGCCTCAAAACTTGGCGAAACATCTACAAACACAAATTGAGCACCGAAGAAAACACGTTAACACCCACAGAGAAACACTGGGTCAGATGAGGAAAAAATTGAATGAGCTGGATTCCCATAAACTGTAAAACTCATTTTAGTCTACTTAAAGCATTTTGCAAATGTGATAAGCTTGCACAAAAGTGTAAAGAGTACGGATACAAAGCGTGTGTTATGGCAGACACAGAGTCCCTCTCTGGAGCTATGGACTTTCATAGCGCATGTCGCAAACATGGCATCAAGCCAATTTTAGGATGTGACTTCGGGGCGTACATGCTAATAGCGAAAAACAAGCAGGGATGGTTCGACCTTATTCGTATAGTTTCGCAGGGGGGTCTTAATCTTTTCAAAGACATGGCTGCAAAGGGTAATTTGATTTGCGTAACAGGCGAACATCAGAACGGTTATCACAAGCTATTCGGTAAGAATCATTTCTCGTACCCATACCCTGATCGTGGTATTTATTATGTAACCCAAGATGAGGCGGAAGCACACCGCATTCTGCTATGCTCGGGTATGAAGACGACACTACCAAAAGTTCACTCCTTGTTATCGTCGGGCGAAAGTGTAGATAACCAAGAGTTTTTTGAGAAGGACGTTTTTTATCTGCCAAGCCCGGAAGAAGTATCCGACACTCAAGATGAGATTGAGCTGCTCAATACTATTGTTGATATGTGTGAAGACTACGAGATAGCGTCAAAGCCCATGCTGCCAAAGTTTCAGTGCCCCAACGATATGGATGAGGACGAATATCTAACGCAGTTGTGTCGGGAAGGATGGAAACAAAGACTTATTAATTCCGGTAAAATTGATACACCAGAAAACAAGGACACGTATCTACAAAGAATTAAAACAGAACTCGATGTTATATTCAAGGCCGAATTATCTGGGTATTTCTTGATTGTTCAAGATATAGTAAACAGTGTTAAACGACGCGGATGGTTAGCTGGTCCCGGTCGAGGGTCAGCCGCCGGATGTTTGGTGTCTTTTTTGGTAGGGATTACAGAAGTTGACCCTATTGAGTATGGCTTAATCTTTGAAAGGTTCTATAACGAAGGTAGAAATACAGATGAGTACATCTCATTACCGGACATCGATATGGATGTTCCAGCCGAACATCGAGACGAGGTGATTAATGATATTCGAGAAAAATACGGACATGAAAAAGTTGGACAGATGATTACCTTTGGTAGACTTCAGGGAAGAGCCGCCCTAAAAGAGGTTCTACGTATCAACGATGCTGTTTCCTTTATGGAAATGAACAGAATCACGGAAAGTATTCCTGATGAAGCAAAGATTTCTGACCAACTAGAGTTAATGGAAGACAAATCCATCATTCGATGGACTTTGGAAAACGAACCAGACGATCTTAAAAACTGGTGCCTGCTGGACGAAGAAGGAAACCTGAGCGGTGCCTTGGCACATCTTTTTGAGCAGGCCATAAGAATAGAAGGGACAAATAAGTCTCAGGGAAAACATCCGGCTGGCGTTATTATATCCAAGCACTGCCTATCGGATGTATGCCCCATGACGGTTGACAAGTCAGGCGACCCCGTGGTGGCTTTTGAAATGACTGCACTTGAGGCCCAAGGTCATGTAAAGTTCGATGTTCTTGGGATTGATTTACTTAGCAAGATAATGGATATTTCTCAATGACAACAAACAGTATAACGGTACAAAAACAAGAGTACAAATCTGTCATTTTTTCCGGATGCTCAATTGAATCCAATGGGGTTTCAATATGTAATCTAAACGATTATGTAACTAGGGTCACTGGACGTTCCGCCCTGTATCAGGTGTGGTCTGACAGACACAGGGTCTACGATGTGTTTCACAACATTGACGATGCCGTCAATAAATTTTTAGAACTTAAAGATAAGAGGTAATCAACCATGGCTAATTTCCGGGACATTATTGTATTCGACTTTGAGACCGGTGGGGCCAATCCGCACACATGTCAACCTACGCAAATTGCAGCCGTGGCAATCCATGCCAGAAAGCTTGAATTGCAACCGGGAGGTGTGTTTAATAGCGAGATGAGACCCATTATAGATGACGAGAAGGCTATTAAAGCCGGAGTTGCCCCGCTTGAAGATAAAGCTCTGGAGATTACACGGAAGACTAGAGAGGGTCTAGCTAAAGCCCCCCTACCAAAAGGCGTTTGGAAAAAGTTTGGAAAGTTTTGTGACAAATACAACTTTAAAAAGACAAGCTGGACAGCTCCAATAGCTGCGGGCTACAACATCAACGGTTATGATATGCCAATTGTTGAGAGGATGTGTCAGCAATATGGTCCACTCGACGAGAAAAAGAATTGTCAGAAAATTTTTAACCCAATCTTTACCATCGACGTTATGCAGCATATTTATTGTTGGTTTGAAAACAACCAAGATGTCAAAGGTTATAGCATGGACTATATGCGTGACTACTTTGGTATGAGTAACGAAAGCAAGGAAAACGCTCACGATGCATTACAGGACGTTAAAGACACGGCCAATTTAATGATTAAGTTTTTAAAGTTGCAGCGAAATTTACTCAAGAAGGTTAAGTTTGAAAAAGCGTTTGCTAAAGGAGAGACGTATGTCTGATGGATTTTACGATTTTATAGAAATTGGTACGTCAGATTTTGATACGCTGATAGAAAAAGCTACAGATGAAATGAAAGGCATTTCAATAGATCCTTTACAGCATTTTTTAGATAGGTTGCCAAATCCTAAAAATTGCACCAAAGTTTGTGCTGCTATATCAGATGAACAGTGTGAAATTGATTTACATTACATAAAAGATGAGGATATAGTAAAGTATAATCTGCCTTATTTTGTACGAGGTTCTGCAAGTTTAGGACGTAGGCATCCTTTTATTTTAACCCTCCTAGCAAACGAAGCAGCAGATAATCCAATACCGGAACCAATAGACCCGGATGAAATTTATTCCAAGAAAAAAGTACCAGTAAAAAGACTAAAAGATATTATTGATGAATACAAAATTGATGAAATTAAAATTTTAAAGATAGACGCAGAAGGTTGTGATGATAAAATTCTTTTAGATTATTTTGAGTGTTGTGAAAAAGAAAATTACCCATTTCCATACTTTATCCAATATGAACACGTACTACTACCTAGCGTAAGAAGAAAAAATTTAGAAGAAACAGCAAAAGCACTTCGCTATCATGTTCAGGCTAAAAGATTAGATGATACAATACTCATCAAGAAAAAAGAGGGAAAAATTTGTCCAGCCTGTGGCGGGAAGGGTAGAATAGATGAATGAATTTGATATTAATAATTTTGACGATACAGATGTCTGGGATCTAATCTGTGATGGGCAGACTAAAGGGGTTTTTCAGCTAGAGTCTAGCTTGGGAAAGCATTGGGCTAAGCAGGTTAAGCCTAGAAATATTAAAGAGCTTGCAGCACTCATTAGTCTGATTCGTCCCGGATGTCTAAAGGCCAAGGACGCAAATGGCAAGAGCATGACACAGGTATATGTGGATAGAAAGTCAAACAAAGAACCTGTAACCTATCCATCTTCAGCCTTGGAGGAAATACTCTCTGAAACCTATGGCGTGCTCGTTTACCAAGAGCAATCAATGAAGATTGCACAAAAGCTTGCGGGGTTTGACCTGAAGGAAGCTGACGCCCTACGTAAGGCTATCGGCAAAAAGAAGGCGGATCTCATGGAGAAAGTAAAGAAATCTTTCCTAGAGGGCGCTGCTAGTCAAGGAATCGTTACCACAGAGGTGGCTGAAGAGATCTTTTCTTGGATTGAAAAGTCAAACCGATACGCTTTCAACAAGTCTCATGCCGTATCATATGCTATCAACGCATACTGGAGCGCATACTGCAAAAACTATCGAAGAGTAAAGTTCTATGTGTCGTATTTAAATCATTCCGACAGGAAACCTGACTCCCAGAGAGAAATGAAAGAGCTGATAGTCGATGCTAAGTTTTCAGATGTTGAGGTATATCCTCCGCGCCTTGGACATCTTCACACAGACTTTTACTCAGAAGGCAACACAATATATTTTGGACTTAACCATATAAAACATGTGGGTAAAAATGAATGCGAAAAAATAGAGAAGATATGCGCAGAGGCAGATGTAAGTCTGTATTCGTGGATGGATGTTCTCACCAAGATCATTTACAAAGGAAGACTTAACAAAAGATCCGCCATCGCGCTCATATCTGTTGGAGCATTTAATGGTGTTAATAACACAAAAGACAGACAGGCCATGCTTTATGAGTATGATAGTTGGCGAGATTTGACGGCCAGAGAGCAGGAGTACATATACAGCAATAGATATGAATTTGATCAGAATTCATCTTTAAAGGACGCCATGTCGAGCCTTATAAATAACTGCAAAATAAACAGCAGGAGGATGTCCTCTGTGCTAAATATTAAGCAGATGCTGGACAAGCCTCCTCACGACCTCAAAGATAGCATTCCAATGATCGCCAGCGGAGAGACAGAGTACTTAAGCTGTGCGCTAACTTGTAGCAATGCTGACAGTTTTGATATAAATTTTGCAAGTTCTCTGTGCAAAGACATAGCTAGAGGCACTATAACAGGTAAGACAAGGCTAGCCGCACAGATCAATACGATAAGATTGCATAAAACAAAAAGAGGCAAGAATCCGGGGCAGTTGATGGCATTCTTGTCTGCCGAGGACGGCAGTGGTGAACTTGACTCAATAACAGTATTTCCAGAGTGCTACGACAAACACAAGGATATACTAATCGAAGGCAATACTGTTTTGATGTCTGGAGAAATATCTAAAAGGGAAAATACCTCACTAATAGTGAACAAGGTTTCCCAAATTTGAAAGGGAAGACATGAATAGATGTCATTTTTTAGGGAAGCTCATAGGAAATCCAGAGCTGTTTGAAGACTACAATAGCGACGTAGTTAACTTCAAATTAGAAGTTGAAGAATATAGAAAAGACAAAGAAGGTATGAAAAAAAGACGAGTGGACATCCTAAACTTTGAAGTGTGGGACAGTGCCGCCAGAACCATTTACAAGTATGCTTCGGCCAGCGACCTTCTATCGGTAGAAGCTATCGCTAGGAACGTCAATGGTAAAAATAGTGGGCACACCGTTTTCCGTGTCACGAACTTTAAAATTATTCCGAGAGGTGTGTAAATGGGAAGAAGAAAACGTGTACTCTTCTGCTCAGAGGCGTCTTGGCTCGGCACCGGATATTCCGTATACACCAAAGAAGTCTTATCTAGACTGAATCAGATTTCAGATCTAGAGGTGGCCGAGCTGTCCTGCTATGTAGACAAAAATAATCCAAAGATACAATCGGTGCCTTGGAAAGTTTTTCCAAACAAACCATTGCCAGACGACCCCCTGTTTCAAGCGTATAACGCAAACGCTAGTGCTCAGTTTGGGGACCACTCTTTTAACAATGTGCTGTTATCTTTTCAGCCAGACATTGTTATGGATATTCGAGACTGGTGGATGATAGAGTATCAACAAAGATCTCCTTTCCGTGACTTCTTTCACTGGGCGATTATGCCTACGGTTGATGCGAAACCTCAAGCCTCACAATGGATTAATACATATGCTTCAGCAGATGCTGTATTCACATACTCGGAATTTGGCAGGGATGTTCTACTTGACCAATGCGACAGTATAAACTACATAGATATAGCTTCGCCCGCAGCCAGCAACACATTCCATCCAGCTCCCGACAAAGTTTCACACAGGAACAAAATGGGGATCTCGCCCGACTGTATAGTGGTCGGCACAGTTATGAGAAATCAGAAAAGGAAGCTTTATCCCGATCTATTTAAATCATTTCGTAGATTCCTTGATCAGATCGACGATAATAGTGTATTCCTCTACTGCCACACATACTATCCAGACGTGGGATGGAACATACCCGAACTGCTCGACGAATACGGTTTAGCCAGTAGGGCTTTGTTCACATACAAGTGCAAATCTTGCGGGGCAATTTCGGTAGACTTCTTTCAAGACACCGTTCATGCGTGTCCGTCTTGTGGAAACTTTGCAAATACATTGACAGGGGTAAATAATAGCGTTACCGAAGAAGAACTAGCCCAAGTCTACAACCTTTTTGATATATATGTACAGTACGCCAACAGCGAAGGTTTCGGAATGCCTCAGTTGGAAGCCGTGCATTGCGGAGTTCCTCTCATTTCCACGTATTATTCCGCGATGGAATCTGTGGTAGATAATATCGGAGCCATAGGTATTGAACCGTTGGCGTACTACAAGGAGTGTGAAACCGGTTGTAACCGTGCCGTGCCCAATAACGACAAGTTTGTACAGGAGTTAGTAAAGCTTCATCAGTGTCGGGACCGTTTGCCGGAACTTGGTGGCCAAATGAGAGATGCTGCACTAAGGGAATACAACTGGGATAAAACAGCCAATGCTTGGCTGAAGCATATCAACACAGTACCCATAAGAGACGCTCGTGAAACTTGGCTTTCGCCTACAAAAATAATTGAACCAGCTCCGGGTATTCCTGAAAACATAGAATCAAATGTAGACAGAGTAGACTTCTTGTTTAATCATGTGTTATGCAAACCCGAATGGATTGGTGGATATTTGTGGAAAAAGGTTTTAAAGGATTGCACATTTGGTTACAGGTGTGAGAACGTCAACAAGGACTTCTACTTTAACGAGTCGCATCTTCAGTCCACGCAAGGAAATCAACCATTTAATTGGGATGGAGCATACCAAGAACTGAAAACATTTAGAAATCAGATAAATGACTGGGAAAGAGCTAGGGCACAGCTTGTACAGAGAGGAGTTGTGTAGACTATGAAGATACTATACATAGGAAACTACAGAGATGGAACCGGATGGGGCAATGCGTGCGTTAATAATATACTAGCGATTGACTCCGTAGGCATCGATGTTGTTCCGAGAGCTATTACCTTTGAAAACGAAACACAAGACTATCCTACTAGAGTCAAAGAGCTGGAACAATCGTCCACTGAGGGTTGTGATGTTTGTATTCAGCACACTCTACCACATCTGTACTCCTATGACGGACGATACAAAAACATAGGGTTTGCTGCGGTAGAAACCAGCAACTTCAAAGATTCTGGATGGCACCGCCATATGAATATAATGGACGAAATATGGGTTCCAAGCACCGCATGTAGGGAAGCGTGCATAAACAGCGGTGTCAAAGTTCCTGTTAAGGTTGCACCACACTCGCTCGACGTTAGTCAGTATGTTGACAATAACGGCAACAAGATACAAAACCTACTCAACACATTCAACTTTGCTTTTGTTGGAGAATTTGTAGAAAGAAAAAATTTAAAGGCTTTAATCCGCGCGTTTCACATGGAGTTCGATTACGGCGAACCGGTTAATCTTTTGATCAAGACCTCAAAGGCAAGCCTAGAGGATGTGCAAAAGTATGCAGCACAAATCAAGATGGGACTTAAAATTCGACAAAGATACAAAGAGGAGATTGTCATCGCTGGGAGACTTGAGACCACTGATTATATTTCAGTTTTGTCTCAGTGTCACTCATTCGTTATGCCTAGCAGGGGCGAGGGTTTTTGTATTCCAGCGTTAGAAGCTATGGCATTGGGTATGCCTGTTATTCATACGGCGTCCAACGGTATGGACGATTTTTGCTATGGAGCCGCTGTCCGCTCTTACTCACAGCCGTGCTTTGGAACTACCGACACGCTGTCCAATATAGATACCGCCAAAAGCGATTGGCGTGAAATAGATATTAGAGCGTTATGCTCGGCCATGAGGAAAGCTTTCAATCGGTGGGTTACAGGAGATATGAACAAGGAAAAAGAATCCGCTATCGAGCGAGCGTCTAAGTACAGTCACAGCTCGATTGGGGCACAACTAAAGGAGTTGTTGAATGACAAGTAGAGCAACACCTGAAGCAATACGATCTATAATGCGAAGGCAACATATAAAAGACGAACAGAAACTTAATATATTGACGTTTTGCACACACGAAAGATATGAGCAACAGTTGTGCAAGACTGGTCACAACTTTTACTGTCTTGGCTACGGAAAAACTTGGGACACTGATTACGGAGAGATTCCGGACAATTATCATATACTAAGCAGTGTGCCGCCCCCGCACGTTGATATAGATTTGATTTTGTGCCACACCGCCTGTCAGAGGCTGGAAATTTCAAAGAGGATAAGAAGCGATCTCAATATTCCTATCGTTCTTCACACTCACACACTACCAGACATAAGACACGATGTACCATCTCAGGTTGAAAATTTTAAAACCATATCTAGCGACGTAGATCAAATATCATTTATCTCGGACTTTAATAGAGGCGCATGGGGGTATGATTCCACTTTACGTGGTCCAAATCGCAACGGAGCCGTGTACATCGAACACGGTATAGACTTTGATTTCTGGACAAACTTTGACGAAGTGCAGAGAGATAATGTTTGCTTATCGGTGGTTAACGATTGGCCAAATCGAGACTGGTGTTGCGGTTGGGAACTTTGGAAACAGACTGTTGGACTGAACGATGGTTCCAGAACCGGCGCAGATCTGCCAATACGTGTATTTGGTAAAAGTCCCGGATTGTCTGAACCGGCATCTTCCATAGAACATCTGAGACAGATTTATCACTCCTCTCGGATATTCTACAACACATCATTACACTCTCCGGTCCCCACTGTATTAATGGAGGCTATGGCTTGCGGGTGCGCCATTGTTTCTACAGAAACGTGTATGATTCCCGAGATAATTGAACACGGAAAAAATGGACTAATGTCCAACGACCCCAAAGAGCTAAGGAGTTTCTTAGTAAAGTTAACACAAGACGAGGACATGGCCAAAGAACTAGGCAAAAATGCACAGGAAACCATAAAGGAAAGGTATAACTTGGCACAGTTTGTTAACAAGTGGAATAACTTCTTTTATTCAGCCATCGAACAATATTCATAAGGACTAAAAATGAGAATCTACCTTTCCCCCACTAAACCAGAAGAAAAAACTCACCAATGGGTAAGCAACATCGCCGTACTTAACGGTGTCGTGGAAGATTGCGAGGCAACGTCCATTATCTGCGACAATTTTCTATCAACCTTTACTCAAGAAGAACTCGTTCCGGTAATGGCGAAAATCTTATCAAAAATGAGGCTAAACTGCGAACTGATTATCGTTCAGCCAGATATTGAGATTCTGGCTCATAAGTTTGGTCGAGAAGAGATTTCACTAGAATTCCTGAATGATGCTCTATTTAGAGTTGGAGCAATTAAGAGCGTGACCTCGGCGGAGCAGATACGACAAGCTCTTCCCGAAGTTGTTCAAATCACACATCAGAATTTTGACGTGGCAACATCTACCATCACAATCAAGGCTAAGAGGGTTCAATGATACCATATACTGTTTGCAAGGGTTGCGTTTTTGCACAGGGTTCTCCGGAACAACAATCATCATGTCAGCTAGATAGACCCATTAAACTCGGACTGCAAGACGACACAGAAGACGGCCATTTTGTACTGAAGCGGGTATGTTCGACATATCGGCCAGACGAATGGCTAAGCGACCTATCGTTAGCCGAATCGGAAGACATTGTGGCGACGGTTCGCAAGGAGGTCATTCCTCCTGTGGGATTTTTTATTATCCTGAAAACAGAAGAGGATCATGCGATTGGAAAGCTTGAAGCCACATTGATAGATATTAAAAATCAAGATCTAGAAAGTAGCCCGTCTTTTGTCGTGGTAATTACGGACAAAGTAGAATATAATGAAGAAGCGTTTGCACTACTGGACTCCATGTTTGAATACGACGAAACCAAGTATCATATCGTACAGCTTGAAATGACACCAGACACTTTACATAAAAGAATTGATGAAGCCTTCAGGCACGCTAAAAACGGTTGGGCATACGTCACATCCTCTGGCGAAAGCGTTGCGTCGGACTTAATGACTCGTATTGACAAACGAGTAAATGAAGACATGAAAAAGCTAGTAGTGATTAAACCATACGATGCAATCAACGGACTACTGTTTCAGACGACCGTGTTTAAGTTTGTCAACGGAAACAAGAGTAAGCTTTACGAAGACGAGGTGCAAGATTCTAGATCCTTTTTGGAAAAGATAGAAGAAGCCTCACAAAGGAGCGATGACAACGAAACATTTATCACTTGGGAGGAATTTAATGCTTCCTAAAGTAGCTATTATCTGCGCGAATTACAACTATGGCGACTACATTTTGGCTGCTATGGAAAGTGTCGCCAAACAAACATACCAAGGAGAACTGAGTCTATATGTCGTAGACGATGGATCGTCAGACGATTCATGGGAAAAAATTTCCAATTACTACGAAAGCCAGAAGGAAAAAATATCTAGCCCCACTACACCCCCTTGGCTTTACATCAAAAGAATCGAAAACTCTGGAGCAAGTATTGCACGCAACACAGCAATCGAAATGTGTTGGGGTTGGGCCGATATCATCGGCGTTTTAGATTCAGACGACGAATACTATCCTGAAAAAGTAGAACGTCTAGTATCAAAGCTTGTGGAGCACGATGAAGTCGGTGTTGCTTATGCGGATTATGACATACAAACACCAACACACTGCAAGCGGGAGTTTAAAAACTCTTTTAACAGGCAAACGCTAATGGAGAGATGTATTGTACATAGCAACTCGCTGATAAAAACAAAATATCTCCGGCAGGTAGTTTTGCCGAATGGTGAGATTTTCGACAGCAGACTGCACGGCCCGGCAAGTAAGGGATTTTTTGGCTGCACTGAGGACTACGACTTGTGGATTCGTCTGTCAAAAGTGTGCATGATCTCCCATGTGCCGGAATGTTTGGCGAAAGCTAATGAGCATGGCAATAATCAGTCTTTGAAAATGACTCAAGAGATATTTCAGCACCACGCTCAGATTTTAGGCAATAGATAATGAAAACATCTAGCTTTACAACACCAATCACTAATAAGCGAAGCAATAAATCTCACATAACGAGTATCAAGAAATCGCAAATCAACATGCAAGACACTGCTGTTGTGTTGCTGGGTGCGGGTATTGGATCAAGAATACGCTCCCACGAACCCAGAAGTTTGATAAAAATAGAGAACAAGACTCTGATACAACATCAAGTAACAACCATACGCGAACTTTTCAAGGAGCCAGAAATAATTAGCGTTGTTGGATGCAAAGCACAAAAGGTGATAAAAAAAATTCGCGGAGATGTCAGAATAGTAGAAAACCAGATCTACAACGATACCAACGCTTCGGAAAGTATGAGGCTCGCCTTTAACAGTAGCACAAGGTCTAGCTTTCTTTTTATGCATGGCGATCTTTACTTTAATAAGAACACGCTCAATGTTGACTATAGTAAATCTTTTATACTGGTAGACAACAAGGGTATGATTTCCGACAAGGAAGTAGGCGTAACTGTATGCGACAGTCGAGCGACTATTTTGTCATACGGACTACCCACCAAGTGGTGCCAAATTGTATATGTTACAGGCAGAGAACTCAAAATGTTGCAGAACATATTTAACAAGTTTGATGACATTCAGAAAAAGATGTTGTCATTTGAAGTAATCAACAGGATGATATCCATGGGCGCAACTTTCAAATGTTATGAACCAGATGAAATGTCAATCCTAGAGATAGATCGAATAAAGGACATATCCTAATGAAGGTAATGATTTCGAGTGACGGAACTCATGCTCATTTTTTCCAAAGGGTTTCGTGGCTAAATGCTTTTACGGCCTGTGGTATCGAGACCCGAATGTGGGACTGTAAATCCAGTTCACCATTTGACGCCTTTGATTCATTTGAGCCAGATATTTTTCTGGGACAAACCTACAATCTAGACAACGCTCTTTTAAAATGTATTTCGGAAAGACCTCACCTCAAGGTTGGACTAAGAGCTGGGGATTGGGGAGACCATGAAGATTCCGTAGATAAGTCCAAATACAACATTCTGTTCTGCTCAAAAAAAGAGAAAGATGTTTTAAAAAAGCTAAAAGACGAAACGGGCAAGCCGGATTTTGTTCATATCCATTATCCGCATGATGCTCTAATGAAAACCCACAATCACTTTGGGTCTATCGGTATCGACGCTGTGTCTCTCATGATGTGCGCTGACACTACTATGTACTCAGGTGGACAATACGATCCTACGCTCGAATGCGACTTGGGTTTTGTTGGAGGCTACTGGCCCCACAAGGGTTTGGTAATTGACAGATATTTACTACCCTTACTACACCCAGTAGGACGATACAAAGCTAAAATCTTTGGAAACCAACCGTGGAAAGTGCCACAGTATTGTGGAGTTCTGTCGGACCAAAATATGAAAAACCTTTTTGTTTCCGCAAAGATATGTCCGAATCTCAGCGAGCCACACGCTCACGCATTTGGAATAGATGTAAACGAAAGGATTTTCAAAGTTTTGTGTGCCGGAGGGTTTTGCATATCAGATAATGTGGAAGCGTATCGTATGTTTGGAGACGGAATTGTGATCGCAGAGTCTCCACAACACTTTTCAGAGATGGTCGAATATTACATTAGTAATCCTGTGGAAAGGTCAGCCATAGCTAAGAGAGGGCAACGATATGTAAAAACCAACCATACAGGATTCCACAGAGCGTTGCACATATTGAAGAGTTTTGGCTTTAACAGTGGACCAGAAGTAGACGCGATTTCCTTGAAGGTACAAGAATTACACAGGGATTACACATGAAAAAAGTATTGGTAACGGGCGGTCGTGGATTTCTAGGAAAGGCCGTTTGCAAGAAGCTCAAGCAGAACTCGCAATACACAGTGGTGCCACTGGCCGGTAAAGCCGAATGGGATCTGACAAAGCAAAGGTATGTTGATTACGCCCTAAAAGAGTTCGAGCCTGATGTGGTGGTACACTTGGCGGCTAGGGTTGGTGGCATTGGGGCCAATAAAGACAATCCCGGCCTCTTTATGTATGAAAACCTAGCAATGGGTATGAACCTTATTGAATCTTGTAGAAAATACGATAAGCTTCAAAAATTCATCATGGTCGGGACCGTATGTGCATATCCTAAATTTACGCCGGTTCCATTCAAAGAGGACGACATTTGGACTGGCTACCCAGAGGCAACAAATGCGCCTTACGGGATAGCAAAAAAGACACTGATGGAAATGCTGATTGCATACAGCGCCCAATACAATTTTAACTGCACAAATCTTATTCCCGTAAACATGTATGGACCACATGATAATTTTGATCCTAGAATCAGTCATGTTATACCTGCCATGATACTAAAATTTGACAAGGCTATTGATAGGCAGGAAGACACTGTTGAGCTGTGGGGCACAGGTAAGGCTAGTAGAGAATTTTTATACGTAAATGATTGCGCTAGAGCCATCGATAGAGCAGTGGAAATAAACACTACGCCACATCCCATAAACATAGGGACCGGATCTGAATGTACAATTCAACATCTGGCTACAAAAATTGCCCACATCATGGGATATGAGGGCACCATAAAGTTCAACGAAAACGGGATGGACGGTCAACCCAGAAGGTGTCTAGACACATCTAGAGCAACTAGAGTTCTAGGATTTGAAACGAAAACAGACTTAGACAAAGGATTGCACGACACAATAAGCTGGTACTACAAAAACAAGGAAAAGTTTGTTGATTACTTCGATCATATTCAGTAAAAATAGACCGTTACAATTAGATCTTTGCATACGGAGCATGAAGCAGAATTTACCCGAGTGCAAAAACATTGTTGTGATTTATAAAAACTCAGAAGGCTTTGCAGATGCTCAACAGATATTGATGGACGAGCATCCCCAAGTCAATTTTTGGGAGCAGGGAGGCTCTCTGTTTGCCGATTCTTTACACGCTACGATCTCTTCTGACGAACAATACGTTGGATACTTTACTGACGACGATATAGTTTTTGCAAATAATCCCACTAACTATGAAATTTTGTCAGACCCATCAGTGGCGTGCGTTTCGCTAAGAATGGGTTTAAATATATGCAAAAGGTCATCAAATACCGGGCAGTCCACCGCAGATTTACCAGAAAGATATTCACATCTAGATACGCACACTTTGGTTTGGCCAAAGACATTACAACTATATGGATCATATTGGTCTTATTCTCTATCTGTTGATGGTCATGTTTTTAGAAAAAAAGATATGATCAACATGTTGGACGAAATATGTCACATTTCTAAACTTTATCCGGAAAGATGGAAGCATACCCCAAACGAATTAGAAAGCGCTCTGCAAAGATTCTGGACAATCACACCCAATGTAATGGTGTCCCCCATGAGCAGCAGGGTTGTCAATAGTCCCAACAACCGTGTCCAGAACACACACCTAAACCTTTCGGGCGCTCAACACTCCTACGATGAAGACTTTCTACTGGGCAAATATATGGCTGGCAACAGAATTAATTTAGATTACTTGGACTTCAGCAACATCCAGTGTCCCCACACGGAAATAGATCTCTTGAGAGGGTTGGTATGATAGACGTAAAGGAGTTCGTAAGGGGTGAAAATTTTCCCAATGTTTGTGATATGAGGGTCGGCACAGAACCAAATCTTGATTACGAAGAGCAACTTGAGCCACCCGACAAAAAACACGTCAGTGTATACGCAAAGTCTGAAAATCTGTCCACCGCATTCAACTTAATTTCCCGATTTCCCGACAAAGTTTTTACCTTTGTCTCACACAACAGCGACATGACGATAAACACATGCACAATGCCTGAAAATATCGTAAGATGGTTCGCTCAAAATAGAAACACAGATCAGCCCAAAATTTATTCATTGCCTATTGGTCTTGAAAACAAATACTGGCACCCCTATAAAGATGAGGTGATGCAGAGAACTCGAATTGAATCTATGTACGGAGGGCATCCAGCAAGATCAATCAATTGCTTTGCACAGTTCAACTGCACAACCCATGGGGAAAGATATCACGCCCTAACGACAGTAGACCCAAGCGTCTGCGATACTATGCTGGGAAGCAACGGCAACAAAGAGCAACATTTAGACTTTTGTAAGAATCTTATAAAGTATGGATTTTGTTTGTGCCCCAGAGGCAACGGAATAGACACACATAGGCTGTGGGAGGCTTTGTATATGGGGTGTATTCCTATATGTAAAAAATATCACGCCCATCAGTTTGAACACGACCTTCCGATACTGTTTGTTGACGAATGGAGCGATATCACACCAGAACTGTTGTACGAAACTTACCACCAAAAGAATAAAAGGTTGTTGTTTGATTCCGAGATCCTGAAGATGTCCTACTGGACTGAAAAGATTAATACATATGAATTATGATTTAGTTTCACTGTGTCATCCGAAAGATTACGTAAAGCTTGAGTTTTGTATAAATTCTTGTCTTAAATTTTTCAATCCCAAGCCTGACGGTATATATGTGGTTTCTCCCCACGTAGTCGAGTCCCCGGCGATAACACACATACATGATGATGACGCGATTACGATAGAAAAGCGAGATATAAAATACCGAAGGCCAAACTGGATATACCAACAACTTATTAAGCTTTGCCAAGACTTTACTAAGAACGACCACTATCTATGCGTTGATAGTGACTTAATATTCAATCGGACCATCAATCTTTTTGACGGCGAAAAGTCTAAGTTTTTTATTAGTGACAGAGATCAAAAACATGATCCGTATTTTAGCTTTATGAAAATGGCCTATGACCTAGAGAGGCAAGTAGACTTTACTTTTATCAATGATTTTATGATGTTTGATAAGTCCATATGTAGGGAAATTGTTCCAAGTGTTGGGAAATTTCTAGAGCTTTGCAACGATAATGTATCGGACGAATGTCTTCTTTCGGAGTTTGAACTATATGGAAATTATGTAACGAAGCATCACCCCGATCTATATACTTTTAAAAACACAAAGACCCAAACCAACGGAAGGTTCGCACACCAACCTTGGCACAAGGAAGAAATCATTAACTTACTAGAAGCAAACGTCGATAAAGACATAGACCTGTTCACAGTGCATAGCTGGACTTAACAAATGATAGTAAACACATTTATATCTGATGGTGGACCAATACCAGAGTATACAAATATATCTCTAAGACAAGCTCGCCACACAAATCCAGATGCTGACATTAGGTTCATATGTGCAGACAATCAGGACATATTTGACGAACTTAATATAAAATGGATTCCACAGGGGTCCATAACTAGCGACCTTTTAAAAGAATTTAACAAGGTGTGTTGGTTTAAGAGACACGGAACGCCAAACACGACCTATCCCAGTCCGGAGCTATTTTGGCACCGAACAGCGGAAAGGATATACTACTTAGAAGCGTACATCTCTCAAAACAATATCGAGAACGTGTTTCATTTTGAAAACGATGTTCTGATATATGGGCACTTATCTGAAATTGGGGTATCCGAACATAGTATAATGATACTACCCATGTCTAGAAATAAATGCACATTTGCTTTTACACACGTACCAAAACCGTCGAGCATTTCTAAACTGTGCTTGTATTTTAACTGGTTATTGTCTGCACATGGTGAAGGCCGTCTATCGCACCATCTACAGGATCATGTCAGCGAGATGTCGTTACTGCATATGGCCTTTACCGACTCTATTGTGGTTGGACTACCGACGATACCTCTGCATAGTAAACGTATGCTATTTGATCCGGGGTCTTACGGGCAGTTTTTAGGTGGCACTAACAATGGGCACGGGCCGGGATTTACCGATAGCGAACACTTCATAGGAGACCAGATTAATCAAGGCAAAATAAAAAAGGTAGAATTTGTAGACGGGTGTCCATTTGTGGATGGAATTAAGTTATTCAATCTTCATGTTCATAGTAAAAATCTTGAACTTTTCGCTAATTATGGGGAATAAATGAAAACCGTAATAGAACTGCTAGACGGGAAGTGGGAATATGACTACTTCAACCTCATAGCGAAACAAATAATTGTTGGCGACGACCTAGATATTGTTTTTATGAAGTGGGATCAAGACATCCCCAAGACTAAAAATAAATGTATCCTGTTTGTCACATCTGACGAACATCACAAATACCATGAAAAGTTTACCAACCATCCCAACGTACTGCTTACTTTTCGGAACTACCTCCCAGAACAACAGCACCCCAAGGTAAAGGCTCTGCCGCTTGGGTATCTACAGGGGTTTGAGTATCCAGAAGTAGAATTTAGCGACAGGAAATATACATACGGTTTTAGTGGTACGTTACCAGACCCTCCCTGCGAAGCTACACGACATGCTCTCAAGTTCTCCCTAGACAGAATGACGCACGATCAGCACGACAAGTTTGTGCTATTCTATCAGGGTTGGGCAAAGGGTTTGAGTATGCAGGAGTATGCGGAAACAATGCATAATACCAAGGTTGCGCTGTGTCCCAAAGGTTACACAAGTAGCGAAACATTTAGATACTTTGAAGCCGCCAAGGCTGGATGTGTTATAATCAGCGAGCCAAAGCCAAACGTATGGTTTTATGAAGATGCTCCACACATCGAAATAAAAGACTGGCTTGAATTGCCCAGTATACTGCCAGATATCCTACAGGATGAAAGTCTTCTTCTGCACCATCACGACCTAACAAAAAAATGGTGGAACGAAAAGTGTTCACCAAAGGCTGTTGGACAATATATAACAAAAGAGTTAAACAAGATAGGTTACAAATGAAACTTCAGTTTGAAAACTTTTGGGGCGACTTCCCCGTTCGTGACAATATTGTAACAGTGGCCCTGAGTATGCGTCACGATGTACAGATTGTGAACGGAAACGCCGACGTGGTAATTCACAATGGTCCAAAAGTACAAAAGCGCAATAACGCAATAACTATAGCTTGGTTCATTGAATCAATGAATAGAATAGGGGAACCAGACTACAGTAAATATGACTACTCTTTCAATAGTTGCAATTTTGAAGACGATAGAAATTATAGAATTCCTTTCTGGTCAACGCAGATGAATTGGAACAATGCGCCGTCACACGACATGAATCGTGGTCCAACTTATCTCGTGTCGCTAGACAAACTCTACAATAGAAACATCTCAACTAGAGACAGACTGTGTTCATCTGTCGCATCGGGCACGCTTGGCAAGAGGGCAGAATTCTACCCGAAAATATCGCAATATATTGGAGTAACTCATGGCGGCGACTTTCTAAGAAATACATCAGAGACAATCGCCAAGCCGCCTCCGGGCGTAACGCGCACCAGAGTTTATAGCGATTACCTTGAGAAAATAAACTTCATATCAAAATTTAAATCGAATCTATGTTTCGAGAATGATGACCGCGATGGCTATGTTTGTGAAAAAATATTACACGCTTTTTATGCGGGATGTCTACCTATATACTGGGGACCGAAAAACGTGGGTGAAGATTTTAACAAGGATGCATTTATTGATGTTGGAGATTTTGCATCCGATGAAGAAGCTATCGAGTATATACAAGAAGTACTATCAGACGATGCAAAGCTACTTTCGTATTTGCAGCAACCGGTCTTTAACGGCAACAAAATCCCAGACCACGCAACACCGGAGGCGTTGTCTCTGTTTTTTGAGAGCATAGGAGTTTAGATGGCTGGATATTTTTCTGTCGATGGAAGTGACTACTTTTTTCTACATATCCCGAAAACCGGGGGAAAGATGTGGGAGTATCTTTTTAGCAATTTAGGCTTGACATCTGGGCACGATGTGGTAAAATGTAAACCATACGGTTTCTCTTTTACGGTCATACGAAACCCGTTTGACAGACTGGTAAGCTGCTTCTGTTATCTGAAGGCGGGAGGGTGTCACGCCGGAGATGCGGAAGACGCAATGAGGTATGGTATAACCACCAATAGCTTTTCAGATTGGGTCAAGCTGGCGTCACAAAATCCCGAATACTATCTTGAACAGCAGCATGTGATGCCTATGATGAAAAGGATAGGCGATAAGAGTTATTTTGATCACATTGCCCTGTTTGAAAATCTAGAACAGGAAACTAGAGAGTTGCACAACATGATGTATGGTCACGAAATAGAAAACGTCCCCGTGATCAACAAAAGCAACCATATGCACTTTGAAGAATATTACACAGAAGAAACAAAAAATATCGTGTCAAATCTGTACGCAGACGATATAAAACTATATGAGGAGCTAACTAATGCACAGAATATCTAAAGACGGAAAGTTGTATCACTGCTATTTTAATGCGGCAGACTATACAGCGGGACGCATGGACGCTACCGATCCGGAAGAATATTTACAGTGTGCAATTATCAATATGGACAAGGGTAAGAAGTTTGATCCGCATGTTCATATCCCCTGCGAAAGAACAACAGATACAACACAAGAAGCATGGGTAGTCCTCAAGGGTAAAATTCAAGTTACTTACTACGACGAAGATTGTCAGGTTATGCATGAGGATGCGGTCATCTCTGCCGGAGGATGCACGATGAGTTTTTGGGGTGGTCACAAGTACCAGTGCTTAGAAGATGAAACCGTGGTTTATGAATTCAAAAGCGGACCATACTTTGGCAAAGAGGCGGATAAAAGGGTTTTCAATGACTAAGCTACATTTGGGATGTGGATGGAGAGACTTCGGAGATGACTGGATTCATATTGATGGTGGAGACTACGATCACTTGGATCACCACGATATCACTGATTTGCCACAGTCGTCAAACTCGTGCGATTTGATATATGCATCGCACGTATTAGAGTATTTCGACAGAGAAGAAGCGGTCTCCGTTTTGCAGGAGTGGATCAGAGTACTAAAGCCCGGAGGAGTACTGAGAATAGCGGTTCCAGATTTTGAAGCCATGGCCTCCTTATATTTTATGCCAACAGGAACCGGCGGTTTCGGTAATCCGCCACAAAAATTGTCTCAATTTCTGGGACCACTGTATGGCAAGATGCAAATGGGTGACGATACAATATATCACAAGACTGTGTACGACTTCGAGGAGCTATCCGAGTTGCTAGAATCACAGGGTCTTAAAGATGTTAAAAGATACGAATGGAGAAACACGGAGCACGCAAAATTTGACGATCACTCTCAGGCTTATATTCCACACATGGAGAAGGATACGGGTGTATTAATCAGCCTTAACGTCGAAGGGGTTAAAGAATGACCACATCTAGTGTAAAGTTATTTGAAAAAAACGTGGCTGAGTTCTTTGGCGCCCCTTACGCTGTGGCAGTTGATTGCTGTACGCATGGGGTGGAGCTGTGTTTGCGTTATGTCGAGTCTGAGAGTGTAATCTCGCCACACCACACCTATCCATCTATCCCCTTCTTGGCAGAAAAACTTTCCATACCTCTAGTCTGGAAAGATGAGGCTTGGCAAGATTATTATGAGGTTGGATACGGCTCACAGTGTGCAACCCCTATCTATGACGCTGCCGTTCTATGGAAGCGGGACGCCTATCTACCAAATAGTCTGATGTGTCTTAGTTTTCAATTCCAAAAACATCTGAGCTTGGGACGTGGAGGAATGATACTTACTGACAACGAAGATACCGCACAACACTTACGAAGAATGGTTCATGATGGGCGAGAACCCTCTATTCCTTGGCGAGAACAAAACATAAGCCACAAAGGATATCATTACTATATGACACCAGAAACAGCCACTTTAGGCTTACAGAAATTACCCGAAGCCATTGCCAAAGAGCCTCGACGGTGGGTTCTCGAAGACTGGCCCGACTTAACAAAAATGGAGATTTTTAAATGAGTAAAGTTGCACTAATTACCGGCATTTCCGGACAAGACGGAAGCTACCTTGCTGAACATCTTCTAGAGCAAGATTACGAAGTGCATGGAATTGTCAGGCGTCAGTCTGTGGCGGAAAGTCAGGAATCTAGAATAGACCACCTGATAGACAAGGTAGAGACCCATTACGGAGATTTGATGGACTGGTGCTCCTTGGATCGTGTGGTGCGAGAATGTAAACCCACCCACGTCTTTAATCTTGGGGCGATGAGTCATGTTAGAGTTAGTTCGGACATGCCCTCGTTTACAATCAAAGCCAATGCGGAGGGTGTTTTGAACTTGCTAGAGGTATGTAGAAACAACTGTCCAGAGGCAAAGTTCTATCAAGCTAGCTCTTCCGAGATGTTTGGTAATAGCGTGGATGACGATGGCTATCAGAGGGAAACTACACCGATGACCCCCGTAAGTCCCTACGGCTGCTCCAAGCTCATGGGTTACTCGCTGGTCAGGCACTATAGACACGCCTATGGAATGCACGCCTGTAATGGTATACTGTTCAATCATGAGTCGCCCAGACGTGGATCTAATTTTGTGACCAATAAAGTCGTAAAGGCTGCTGTGCAAATTTCACTAGGAATGAGAGATAAGCTGTTCTTAGGTAATATGGACTCATACAGGGATTGGGGGCACTCTAAAGATTATACTAGAGCTATGATTGATATCATCAACCACGACACCGCCAGTGACTTTGTGGTTGCAACAGGAAAAACACACTCCGTCAGAGAGTTGTGCGAGGTTGTATTTAGCTACCTCGACATGGACTACAATGATTATGTAGAGCAGGATGCTAGATTTATGCGACCAGAAGAACTAAAGTATCTACGGGGAGATCCATCCAAAACAAAAGCAACTTTTGGTTGGGAGCCGGAGTATACCTTTGAGTCCATGATGCACGAAATGGTTCGACACTGGCAGGATTTTTATGTATAAAACGTATGTAATGCACTACACGCCACTTAAAGACCGGCGTGAGTTTATTGATCGGCAACTATTGAACCAAGGTATTTCTGATGCTGAATTCATAACAGAGTTCGACAAAGAAGACCTAACGGAACAAGATCTATCTGCATACAATAAGGATAAAGATCTACATAAAGAACTATGTGAAATTTCTCGGAAGCCACACGGACTTATTGGTGAGTCGCCATATAGCTACGAGGAATTGTCGCCATCTTCAATATCTCTTAATCTCAAACATCTAGAGGCGTTTAGAAGATTTTTGGATCAGGAGTTGTGTTACGGACTTTTCTTGGAAGACGACTGTCGGTTTATCGAGCACAAAGACATACAGGATGTAATACAAAATGCTCCCCCGAACTGGGATGTGTTGTTTATAGGCGGGGCGTTTGATCATAGGGTAATAAATGTTGCTAGCATATACTCTGCCCCGCCCAGCACGC